AGATTGAGGATGTTCCAGAAGTTGACTTCCTGCGTTTGGTAGGACGAGTACCGCAGCAGTCGCGGCAGCATCGGAATGATTTTGCGAGCGTCTTCGCGCGCCATCTCTTTGGTAACGATGTAGCGCAGCGCGTATGAAACGTATGGAAAGAACTGCAGCGTGCCTTCCGACGCGGCGTCGATGCTGGCGGTCTGCCCTTCCTGTTTGACGGGGAGGTAGCCGAAGCCGACGATGGAGAGCAGTTGAAAGAACTGCCGTTCCATGTCGCCTTCCCAGCCCGAGCCCGAACCGTTGAAGACGGCGGGGTAGCGCAGAGGCTTCATCGGGTCGGTATTTGAGTAAATATCCGTGACGATGTGCGTCTGCGCTTGGAAGAAGGTCCTGGTGTTCGTAAGCGTCGATTGCGCCATGCTAGTGCCCCGTTACTGGCGAGAGGTCGGCAGGAATGAATGAGATGTAGACGCGCGCGCCGAGGTCGCCTACCCCCCCGAAGCCGGGGCCCAGGATTTTCTGCGAGACGTAGGCCACCTTGTTGCTGGCGTTGGGGTCGGCGTAGAAGAAGCCGGTCGTGCCGTCGATGCCCAACCCGACTGCCGTGCCCAGCGTCGCCTGATACGTTCCGCCCGACACCCAGCCGGTGAGCGCCGAGAGGTTGATGGCGACGATGATGTTGGCGCCCAGGGTTACGACGAGCACCTCGCCCGGCGTGCCGGGTAAGAGCGGCGTGTTCTCCTGGGAGCTTCCGAAGACGGCTTGCAGCCCGGTCGTTACTTGGTCGTAGACCGCGTTGCTGTCGTGCTGCGCGATGCCGATGATGCCCGAGGCCACGTTGGCCGAGCACGTCTCAATCTCGCCCGAAGTCGAGTGGAACTGCACGATGTCGGCGTCGTTAATATGTGAATAGGCCCGCGCCGAGAATATCGGGGGCCCCATCTGACCCGATGCGACGTTCGCAATCGGACTTTGGTAGGGAATAAGTGCCATGTACGTCCTCGCAGAGAAGCGTTTCTGCGTCTGAGTATGGCTGGGCCGCGTCGGCGGTGTCAAAGAGGACCGGGCACGACAAGGCCCCCGCTTATGTCAGACGGGGGCCTTGTGGTACGACACTAGTGGTTCCCGAGAGATTGCTACTCGATTGGGCTCAGGACTTCCTTTCGAGTGTATTCGACCGACGCCTGCCCGCGCGTGAGTTCCTTCACTTGGTCCTTGAGCCGCTCGAACGGCGCGCCACCGGCCTGCTTCATAATCGCTTGGGCCGCCGGGAGCTTGTAGAGCCGTTTGACGGCTTCGGGCGTGACTTCCATCAACTGCACGTCGAACATTTGAGCATACGCCTTCTTCCCGGCGTTCTTGTGCGTCACGAGTTCGTACTGCGAGATGGGAAGGTCGATGTCGTCCTTCAACTCGTCAAGCTCGACGCGCCGGTAGAGATGCGAACGCACCTTAGCTGCTGCCAGCGGGTCGTCTTTCTTGGCCCAAACGTACATCGCACCGGGAAGCGGGTCTTTCATGTACTTGGCCGTGTCGGCGAAGATGGACTTGTGGTCGCCCGCGAGATATTCGTGGTCGAGATTGAGGTCGGAGATTTTGACTTTGCGCCCGTTGGGGAAGACGACGTACCCTGGCTCGGCGCGGTTGGCAATCTGCTCGGGTGTTGCGGTGAGGTTCCGCAGCGACGTAACCGCCTGCTGCGAAAAGTCCTCGGTTACGTCACCCGTTTCGATACCGGCGTCGTTGAGCAGCAAGTCGGCCTGCTCGCCCGTGAGTTTGGGATTCATGGCCGTCATGCGCGTCCCTCGGCTTCCATTTCATCAAGGGCTTTGCGGATACGGTCCTCGGGAATCCCCGCATCACGCGCGCTCAGAACGTACTGCTTCTGCACGGCGTTGAGCGCCTTCTGCCGCGACGCCGGTCGCTGACCGGAACTCACGCTGCCCGTCGCATACGGCGGCGGGTCTTCGCGCCGACCGTTGCGCGCCTGCTTCATCGCGTACTTGCCCGCCGATATCTCGTAAATCGCTTCGACGGCCTGGTCCTGCATATCTATCGGCATCGCCGCGATGCCGGGCATGGCCTGGTTGACGCGCTGCTCGAAGTCGTCTTTAACGTGGGGGAACAACGGGTCGTCTTTGGCTTGTGCCACGAAGTTGCGAATCGCTTGACGCGCGTTTCCCGTCGCCGCCGGGGCTTGCGCCTTGGCAAGTTCCGCTTTGACCATCGCCTGATTGAACGCGAAGATGTCTTGCGCGGCGCCTTCGTAGTCACCCTCAAGCTGCTTCTTGGAAATCCCGCGAAGATAGGCTTGGTACTGCTCGCGGCTGGCCGCTTCATCGACGACCGGCGCTGCCGGTGCAGCAGGCGCCGTTACGACCGGCGCGCGTTCAAGTGCAAGGCGGGCAGTGTCACGCTCAACGGCGTAGAGTGCGGCGTCGCGTGAGACTTTATCGAGTTCGGCTTGGAGTTCTTCGGCGGTCTTGGGTTTGGTAGGAGCCGCTGGGAGGGCGTCGAGTCGGGGGTCGGTAATCTCGGGTTCGTCGTCTACGTCAAGACGGAACGGCTCTTGGTCGTTAGGGTCCAATGTCAAGTTCCTTTTTGAGCCAGGGAGGAATGTCGAGGGACACCTTGTCGAAGGCCCCCGTAATCCCTGCACAGAGGGCCTCTATTGCCCGCTGGTAGCCCAGCCGCTCATCCAGCGGCAGCGCGAAGTTATGCACCAGCTCGCGGCGCCAGCTCCGAATGAACTCCAGCTCCCCTTCGAGGTAGAGCCGGAACCCGTTGCTGCGAAGGAACTCGTTGAAAAGCTCGCGCTGCTCGCGGTTGAGGTCGGCCACTACGCCGCTGGCGCTTGCGGCGGCGCGGGAGCCTGTGGGCGCTGCGGCGCTTGCGGTGCGCCGGGATGCGGTTTGCCGAACGCGGCGTGACTGATGACCTGCATGAGCATCTGCTGTTTTTGGGCATCCTGTTGGGCCTTCGCCATCGCTTGGGCCTGCTGCATCGCTTCTTGCATCGTACCGATGTACGCCGTAACTTCGGGAATGTCGTGGGTTTCGAGCACCATGCGCGTCATCTGCCAAATCCGCCCGAGGTTCCCTTGTACCAGCGGGTTGGGCATGAGGAACTGCGCGAGCATCAGCGAGTCTTGTTTGCGCTGCTCCTTGTCAAACGGCCCACCGCCGCCCGAGACGCCCATCGTCATATCAAGCGAGAGAATCTCTTTGGGAACGGTAACGGTCTGCGTGCCTTGAGAAGTCGGCATGGCGGCCTGCATTTGGTCGTCGCCGTACTGGATGTAAAGCCCTAACGTATAGTTGCCCAAATCCAGAAGCCACTCGCGCGCGTCGGTAATGACGCTGTTGCTCTGCATCGCAAGAATCGCTTGCTGAGCCTGCGCGGCCCGTGCCGATTGACGCGCACCCGACGCGACCGGAGCGGCAGCGGCTTGCGGGCTCCCAACGGCGCGGTCGGCTAACTGATAGAGCGACTGCTCCTCGATAGTGGACTGCTGCGGAATGGTCGGCGCGTCCACGAAGCCGAAGTCTTCTTTCTTGGTGACGATAATCTCCGAGTCCATGCCCCAGCGTTTGTCCTCGTCGGCAAACTTGACGGCGTTGGTGCGCCAGCGCATCGGAGAGAGCGCGTAGTCGAGCATATCGAGCCGCCCGTTGTGCTGCGCGTTGCCTTCCTCTTGCGCGAACCGCACGAGTTCAGGCACCGAGAACCCGTAGAAGCGATTGGGACGCGGGATAAGACTGAGTGGAAAGTACGGCCAGCCGCGCCAGTATTGGAACGGCGCGACGCCGAGCAGAATCCGCCCCTGGTCGTAGGTCCACACGAAGTTGTCTTCAAACTGCCCGTCGCCGTCGAGGTCAAACGTGCGCCACAACCCGCGCCACACTTCAATCGGCCCGCGCGCCAGGCCGAGGTTGTCGGGCGGCGCCACGCCGATGTCGGCCACCTGCACGCGCCCGGCAATCGTGTAGGTCCGCGCGCCTTGACGGTCACGGCTGAGTTCACCCATGCCCGATTGCACATAGGACAGCGCCTTCTCGACGGCATCGGGGTAAAAGATGCCCGCCGACACCATGCGCTGGCAGTCCATCTCACTCATATAAATCTTGCGAACGAACCCGTCAGCCGCGGCAATCGACGGCGCGTACACCGGGCAGAGCAGCGCATCGCGCAGTTCGATGGCCTGCCACGATGGGTCGTCGTAATCAACGATGCTCACCTTGCGGCGCACCGTCTTGCCCGTACCGGGGTCCTTGTCGAGGCGGTACTCGGTGCGCGCGGTGAGTTTCCACATCACCTCCATCACCGACGTACCATCGCGGGCCGACAGGTGCATGGCCTGTTTGGCCTCTTTGTGCCAACGTTTCTCGTCGTACTTCCCGTTGATGAACTGCTCGACGACGTGGGCGTACTGCGCCGCCACCGGGTCGTTGCCGTGCATCGTAAACGGTCGCGGCCCAAGTACCGTCCCGGCGATGCGGCTGGTGAACTCGTTAACCGCCGAATGAACCACCGGGAGGCAGTAGTTGCTCGCGTTGGGCCACGGATAGTCACGCGGGCGGGTACGCATCTCGTACATCGCGTTCCAGTAATCCAGGGTGTAATCCAACGCTGCACGGTTGCCGAGATTGAGGTCGATAAGGATGCTCTGCGTCTCGCCTAAGCTCTGACGCTGCGCCTCATCAAGTTCGGGAATCGGCAGCGAAAGTGGCTGAGACGGAAACAGCGTGCCTGTTATCGAACGCTGTGCGCGCGCCACTAGTGTCCTAGAAGCACTAAAGCGAGGTAATTCACTAGAGCCCTAGCGCCGCCGTGTGCGTGCAGAGCGTAGTTTGCGAAAGCGCCGTGTTGTGCACCGAGAGTTTCGCCATCCGGCCGAGGAATGGGGGATTTGCCCCTGGGACTCCGCCCCAGCCTCCCGGGGAACCGGTATTATAGACACCGCTGGCAGCCTGGCTTGTACTAAAAAGCAGTTCGCAGTTGACATAAAAAGACAGCGTTGTAGCAGAGCTATTGTAAACAAGCGCCTCATCGAGTGGTACGCCAATCGCCATCATATCTATTGGGCCCTTGGCACCCGAAGAGCCGCCGTAAAATAGTTTGTGCCCAACGAAACTCGACGTTAGTACGTTGTCGTCAATCGTGTCCGACAGAATCGCGCCGTTGCTTCCGTCCAGTTCAAAAATAACCGCCGTAAGGCTTCCTGAAGCAATGTAGGGTGACGCGCTCTTGTCTACCCACTCAATCGTGTACGAGCCGCTTGTCGGCATCGTTACGGCCGGTACTACAAAGTAGCCTTGCCCGACGTTTGCAGTTCCGTTATTTGTGGCGGCCGGGAACTCGATGGAGGTTTCGCCATCATTTGTGATACTTGGAAACCCGCAAACGGGATACGGACCCGGTGTGCCGCCAGGCGTGGGCGTCGTAAGCGGAACCGGAGAAGGTACGGCGGTCGCGCCGCCAGCGATAGCGTCGGCTATCGTCGTGCACCCGCTCGCATCGTTCCCCTTCCAAAAGTGCGTGGCGCTAGCTTCAGAGAGAATCAAGCCGTCATAGCTGCTGTTGGTAGGCGAGCAACTCGACGCGGTGAGGTTCAACTCCATCTGCCCCGCCACCACGGGGAAGCACGGCCCAAGGTTGATGGACGCGACGTTCGTGGTCGAGTTCCAAATGATTGGCGGCGAGCCGCTGGGAACCGGGCTAATCGTCCCCGCCGGGCCTGGCGAACCCGGCGGCCCAGTAGGGCCCGCAGGCCCTGGCGCACCCGATGCTCCCGGCTGCGTCACGCGCGCTACCGACGCCGAACAGGTAATCGTCACGGGCACTACACCCTGCGTAAACGAGAGCTGCACGAAGACCCATTGGTCGCTGGCGAGACTGACGTACACTTTCGCGGGCGCCCCCGAAAACGTCGGTGCAGGCGTCGCGTAGAACGGGCTCGTGGTCGGGCCGGGCTTGTTCCCGATGTCGGCAGCCGTCCACACCTGAGCGGTAAAGATGGCCGCAATCGGCGTACTGGTCGGGCCGGGAGTCGGCGTCGCGGGAGGCGTCGGGCTGGGCGTCGGCGTGGGGCCGGGGATGGTCGTCGCGAGGGCCTGGATGACGGCGGTGCTCTGCCCCTGGCCGCAGCGCCCGTAAATCAGCGGGTTGGCGCTGGAGAGCGGGCTGGGGCTCTGAAACTGATTGCTGGGAATGTCCGCGCGAAGCCCCGTCGCCATCGAAACGACGAGCGCCACGGCGCCGAGGGCCGAGAGCGCGTACTTGAGCCGCATGGGGCCTCCTTACTTGGCGGTGATTTTTTTCTTGCGCGGGGCCGCCGACGGCTTGGGAATCTGCGCGATGGCCTTGCCGGGGTTGGGCGTCATCGCGACCTGCTTGGCGCGCGACTTGGCGGCGAGGGCCTTGACGGCTTTGGGATGGTGCGGCGCGCCCTTCTTCTCGGCCACCTTGCCGGGGCGACCGCCCTTGATGGCATCCTTCGCCATCGCTTTCATCATCATCACTTTTTTGCCGCCGGGGCGCTTTTTGCTCGCGGACATTACTTCTTGGCCTTACCGGGGAGCGCGACGCGCGGCTTGGGGCCGTCCCAGCCTTTGCCCTTGTGAATCGTTTTAATCGGCGTCGCGGAGCTTTTCTTGCCCGCGCCCAATCCGGCGGTTTCGCGCACCGTGCGGATGGGATTAGGGTCCCCGGCCTTGATTTTGCTGCCCATGCCCATCGCCTCGGTTTGCGAGGGAACGTGCAGGATGCCGGAGCCCTTACGGTCTTTCTTTGCGCTCATGTGTGAGTCTCCTTAGACGGGATAGTCGCGATTATCATACGCGGTCCTGCCTCCAGGGGTCAACGAGGGCCTCCCGGTTACGTCCCATTGTGTGCCCGCGCGCGAGCCGGGGCGGTCGTACGCGCCCGCGCCGAACGTCTTTTGATAGCGTTGGTACTCGGGGTCAATCGGGTTGTCGTCTTCGCGCTGCCACGACTCCGGTATGCGCGCGAACTCCTCGTGCTGTGCCAACGAATCGAGTACGTCCTCGTGCTCTTGCTGCGCCGAGATGCTGAAGCTCTCGATTTGATTGAGCAGAACGTGGTGCTGCGGGCGCAGGATGTACCCGCCGCGCTCCCAACGTGGCTGCACCGCCGTCGCGATGCGGACGTTCTTGGGCACGCCGCCGGTGCGGTACTCGTAAATATAAATCCGTGGGATGCCGCGCCGGTCCAACTCGACGCACAGCAGTTCTTGCCACATCCCGCCGCCGCCGTCTTGTTCGATGGAGAGCGCCCACAGCTTGTAAAACAAAATCAGGTTGATAACGGCGTTGACGACCTCGGTGGGCTTGCCTTTGTAGCTGAGTGCTTCGCAGACCCAACGCAAGTCGGCCATATCGGTGCCGCACACGGTGATGCCGTGGCTGTCGGAGGTCGCCGTCGCGATGCGCCCCGCCGGGTCCCACGCCCCGGTCGTGAGCACGGGCATTTGACCGCGACCCGGCAGCACGACGTAGCCCCCTCCGGTACGCCGCGCGAGGAAGTCGAACGCCCGAACGCGGCTGCGCTCCATCGCAAACGTGCGGTCCTCGTCGGCAATCGGTTCGTTGTTATATTGGGCCTCGAACTTGCGGCTGCCCATGCGCTCGCGCTGGTCGCGCAGGAAACTTTCGGTCAAAACCGATGGAAAGAACAGCGTGCCGTCGGGATTGTGGCACTTGTGAATGATTTTGGTGAAAAACGGACGTTCTTTTTCACGGACGCGCTGCGCGTCGGCGCGAATCAGCCGCCCGTAGGCGTCATCGGTGTGCCAGCGCGTAAATATAAGCACCAAAACGCCGGTTGGGCTCAAAATCGGCAGCAAATCGAGGATGTAGTCGTACACCTTGTCGCGCATCTGCTTGGTACGGATGTTCGTGTCGGTTACGAAGTCGTCACCAATGATTAAATCGAAGTGGCCGCCGGTCATCGAGCGGTCCAAACCCGCGCACGCGATGCTAGGGTCAATCAGCGTCTTATCCGTGCGCCGCATGACGTAAATCGAGTCGTCGTTCCACACGTCTTCGCGGAACTCGGGCTTCCAGCCGTCGCCAAACCATGCGTGAAAACGTTGGTTGAACTCTAAATCTTGTTTGACGGCCCGCAGGCGCTTCTTACTGATGTCGTGGCGGAAGCTGCTGATGAGCACGCGGGCATTTGGGTTGCGCCCAAGCGTCAGCGAAGGCAGCCCTTGAGCAAATAGCGTCGTCTTGTAGGTGTGGCGGGGCAGCCCGACCATGTAGAGCCGCTGCTCGCCCGTCGAAAACGAATAGTCGCCCATCGCGGTGTCGATGAACTCGGCCACTTCGAGGTGCGGTTGGGGCTCTACGTCATAGCCATAAATGTTTTTGAACGCGCTGTAAGCGAAACTCGCGTTGCAACGTGCGAGGATAGCGTCGTCGGGCTCCGCTGGCGCGGGGTCGCGAGCCTCGAAACCCGATAGCTCGTCTAAAAGACCATCATACATAAGAGAAAACCCGGCAATGACAAGGAGACGAATCCAAACATTGCCGGGTCCTAGTCAGAAACGAGCGTGCGGTTACGTTTCCAGGAATGACTTTAGCACATTCATGGCCGCCCGTCGAGTTTCACGGGCGAGTTCGAGGTCGGCCTTGTCGGCGTGCTCCTCGGCTTTGCAGAGTTGGTTGAACCCCGACGTGACGAGATTGAAGGCGTGCGTGGCACGGGCGCTTGCGTACTGCCGGTCGTTGAGGAGCTTCTGATACTCGAACGCTTCGCGTTGCGTCGCTATTTCCTCCTCGGACGGCGGACGGGGCACGGGATGCACGCCGACGGTTCCACGCAACTCGGGAGGGACGTTGCGTAAATCCACTAGTCGGGCGTCTCGGTAACGAGAAGGTCATCGGTCGCCAGCGCTTCGGTAAACGTGAAGCCGCGACCGAACAGGTCAACGTGCTGCGAGAGCTTGGTCTTGGGCAGCGGGTACTTCATCGTGAACGGCGCGTCGGCAAGCATCGCGAGCAGCAGCGCGATGACTTCGGTGCCGAACGTCTTACCGCTGGGGAGCAGTTGCGCTTGCAGGTTCTGCAGTGCGGTGACGGCAGCGGCTTTGGCTGCCGGGTCGGGCGGCGGTGCGGGCGCGACTGCCGGTTCGTTACCCGATTGCGAATCATAGTTCGCTTCGGGCGTCTTGGGGTCGGTATACATGACTAACTCGCTTTCGTTGGCGGAGCGGTAGGGATTGGGGAGATGGTGTTGATTCCGGTAACGGGAGTATTCGCCGTCGTCACTGTCGTTCCGGCAGGAACCGATGGCGCAAAGTCAATGACGGACTTTGCAGGGGCATCGGTCTTGTTCGTCAGCACACGGATGATTTGCCCCGCAGCAAGCCCCACGACCGCAAGGATGCCCGCCACATACGCGCCGTGGCCGGGGAACAGCGTTTCGAGCGCGGGCTCCGAGATGCCCGATGCGACGGCGGCAATGATGGAGCAGATGGATACGATGTCGCTGACGGTCATCTAATGAGGCCGCAACACGAACCAACCGAGGATGCCGATGCAGACCAGCGGCATCGCCCACCCAAAGTTGTACGGACGGCCCGGCGTAGCCGGTGCGCCGGAACTGAAGTACCAGCCTCCCGCCCAACTCAAGATGTAAAGAACCCAAAAAACTAAGCCGATTAGTGTCATCGCGTGATTCCTTTCAAGTCGGTTCCGTTGTAGCAGTCGAGGTCAACGAATCCTGGGATACCGGCGATGGAGCCGCCGCTGGAATACTGTTGGATGGTCCATGCCTTCCATCCCTGCGGCATAGCCGGATTCCCAGGCGTTCCTGTGAAGCTCGCCACCCACAGCGTATGCCCCGAAAAGTCGTCGCTGCCACCGAAGGCGTTGTCCCAGGTGTCCTGATTCGTATAGATGATGGGTGTCGCCGATGCCGCTGCAACCGTCGTATTGAAGGCCGCCAGGGCCGCAATGTTTCCCACCACGCTACCCATCGTACCCGAGCCCTCCTCGACATCGACCATCGGGCGAAGCTGTCCCTCGTACCCGTCGATAAGGTCGAGGAAGTGGAAGGCTTGCGCTACCGGGTCTTCGGTGAGCAGAAAGAACATATACGGCCCAAACGGAATGCCGTTGGCTTTGCAGCCGTCGTGGTTGGCCGTAAAGATTGCGCCGTCGTCGTCAGCAGGATTGCTGCCGTAGCAGGCTCGCGCATACGCAAAGTCGATGCCAGCGCCTTTGACTGCCTTCCAATCTATCGAGCCGCCTTGCGCGTAACTGACATCGATGCCGTAAAGCATAGCTAGTCCACCTCCAAAGTAACGGGTTCTGGGAATATAACGCATTTGAGTTCCTCGATGGGTGCGATGACGACGGGCAGCGTCCTGTCGCCGTTGGCGCGCGTGTCGTACCCCAACAGTTCGTCTGAGTAGCGCGCGTACACGACCATCCGCCCCGGCACGAGGTCGGGGTTGGCCTCGAACGTCGCAACGGGTACGGTGAGAATGTGCGCCCATATCCGTGGGAACTTCTCATTCTTGGCGGCAATGAGCCCGCCTTCGTACACGCCAGCAGGGCTGTACGGGCGCATGAGAACGTGCCCCTCGATGGGGACCCAATGCAACGCGAGACTCGTCCGCGGTAGCTCGTCGATGTAAAAGACTCGCGCCATGATGTCAACGTCGTTTTCGTAGTAGGTCGCGAGCACGTCGCACTCGTCGATGTCGAGGATGCTCTCGGGCATATCGAGCTTCGGCTGGCAGACCGACAGACTTGCACCGCACCCCGGCACGAGAAAGACTTTGGTGCCGACCGGCGTGGCGGTGTCGTCACCCGTGGCGAGCACGACTGCCGTGTTCTCAACCGTTGCGTAGGTGTCGGGGAGCACGAGGCCCGTCGGCGCCTTGCCGTCATCGAGCTTGACGAACAGGTGCCCACGCATCGGGCACAGGCCGATGTCAAGCTGCGGATGCGTAAGCATCGAAGAAGTCAAGACATCCACACTTTAAAACCGGGCGTTTCACACAGGTCGCAATGCACGGGCCCGTTGTCGAGCGGCGAATGGCAGCAGTAAATGACACCTTCAGCG